TTTTCCGATCGTTCCGTCTTTCTGTACGTACAGGTGTAAGACGATTCTGTCCTGGTTCTCGCCTCGTCCAGCACATACCAGATGGTTTACGCCATTACGGTTATCTCTTACAGTTACATGTATGCCATCTTCCTGGCTGTACTCCAGATCCTTTGAATAATCTTTAATCTGTGCTGCCCGTACTGTTACATAACCATATTCCAGTCCCTCTGGCTGTACGTAACGGATCTGTAACCTGCATCCATAATTGTCTACCAGCTTCTGTAGGGCATCATAGAGCGTCACGTAGCGGTCGACCCGCCAGTTATTCACTGTTATCCCTGTATCTGCTTCCGGAACGACAAAGAGACCGCCAAAGCGATCTCCTATCAATCTTCTGATTACTGTATTTAATTCTCCTGACAATGTCAGATGGTCTTGTCCGGCCGGTGGCTCAACTATCTTGTACTCCAGCATTCCTCTCCATGTTCTTCCACGCAGTGCAACTTTTCGTGTACCGGATATAGATTCGATGTCTCCAACAATTCCCCCATACTCTGTTCCCGGAGCGAATATCCGGCATCTGTATCCCATGCGTTCAGTGTCATAATCTGACACCGCTATCGTGACCTCGAAATCATTTGTGTTTCCAATGTCCATATCTGCCTCCGCACTATCGCACAGTTCTCCGCATTCTTCTCCGGTCGGTTTTGTCGTTATGAAACGAATTTTTGATATTGTGTCTTCTAAGGTGTGGCTGTCCATTTCGGTATACTCCTTTCTTCGATTACAGTAATGTCAAATTCGAATTTTCCCGTCCAGGATACCATCTGTCGCCCCGGCTGAATCTTTTGGAAGAATTCTCTTCCTTTGCTCCTGCAGTGGTATGCGTTCATCTCTTCGCCATTCTTCAGTACTTTTGCGATAGTTCTGGAACGGCTGTCAATTCGGAGATATTCTCCTGTTTCCAATGTAATATTGACCAGATATGTGTTGCTTCCTATCGTAACTTGAGGATTGACAACTGGTCCGTAAATAATCATTTGAAAATTTGATGATGTATAATTCGGATTAATAAGGTAGTTGCCCGTCATTCCGTTCGCGTATCGATACGGATATTTTCCCGGATACCGTTTATTATCACTAGACGTGATTCCATAGCTGTGAAATGTATATGTTTTTTTGCCGATCCAGTAAGACGTGAACGCTTCTACTGTAGCGTCCACATCTACTGTATAGAATATCTCATCGTACTCTTTCGGATTTAATTCTGTTATATAACATTCCAGATAATAATCTCCCACCCATAGTTTTCCAGGCTTTTTTTCAATGATGTCTATATCTGTTATTTCGTTCAGCTGGTCCATTACATCGCAATATTCTTCTTTTGTATCCGCGTATACTTGCAATGTTATTTTTTTGCTCATTCCAGTCCTATAGAATTTATCCAACTTTTTTCTATTTGCATTTACATTTTCCGTTGCGGAATATTTCCACTCTTTCCCGTATAATTCCGTAATATCCTCGATTACCACTGGCCAGTTATCCAAATCCATCCTGGTTCCATTATTATTTTCATAATATATCATTCAGTAACCTCTCTTATCACTCGTCCAAATTCTCTGCCATTGTATTCCACAGTAGTATGTACTTTTGCCATAGCCATGGCAAGTCTATCATAGTCTATTGGATCTCTTTCTGTTCTCTGTAATCGTTCCAGTCCTCTCTCAACAGCATCTGCTACATACGTCTGGAGTACTGTGATCGGTGTGACTGCTTCTGGCCCTGCTTCGCCTACTCCCTGCCATCCGAGACGGGTAGGGAATATGGTAGGTTGGTCGAATATCGCTCCTTTTGCGCGCCAGGCGATACTGAAATGTGGTACTGATGGAGGTGTCAAAGAAAATTTTCCTTCGATATTTATGTGCGGCAGCTTTAAGTCTGGAAGTTTCCAAGAAAAATGAAAAGCACTCTTAATAATTGATATCGCATTTTTTACCGCGTTTCGTGCGCCGTTAATTCTAGTGGTGATTCCACTCTTAATTCCTTCGAATATACTTATCACCATGCTTTTTGCACTGTTAATCGGTCCCGTAATATTGCTTTTTACAGTTTCGAATCCTGCCTTTGCCAACGTTTTCACACCATTTATTCTTGTGGTAATTCCACTCTTAATTCCTTCGAATATACTTATCGCCATGCTTTTTGCACTGTTAATCGGTCCCGTAATATTGCTTTTTACAGTTTCGAATCCTGCCTTTGCCGATGTTTTCACACCATCTATTCTTGTGGTGATTCCACTCTTAATTCCTTCGAATACGCTTACAACCATCGCAAATGCGCCACTGATCGGAGATATGATATATGTTTTCACAAGTGTAAATCCGTTTAACACTATAGTGGCGATCGTATCTATAACACCACTGATTCTCATACTTATTTCATTCCATGCCTGTATAACTGTATCTTTGCAGTTCACCCATATGAATTGGAATGGTAATGTGATAATCTGGAATGCTGCCGATATTATTTCTCCAATCAACATAACGCCAACCGTTATAATATTACCGATTGTTTGGAATATTCCCGATACTTTTTCCAATATCGATGCAATTCCATCGCCCACAATGCCGGTGATTATTTGTAATGTATTCGAAATTTTTTCTGCAATACCCGTAATTTTTTCTATGACACCGCTTATAAACGTATCTATGCCACAAATATGTATTAAAGTTCCGAAGAAACCTACAAGTCCTGAAGCAAATCCATCCAGTGCACCTGTTATTTCTCCCCATAATCCACTAAATACTTCTACAATGCCTGTCCCAAACAATTTCAGGCCCGCTTTTGCCAGATCTATATCACCAGCGAACACTCCAACTATCATATCGCCCAATCCGGACAGTATATCTATAATTCCTCCGACCGCTCCAATTAACGGTTCAATCATGCTTAAGACAGCGCCGAAACCTGCTGCCAGCAGTCCGATCGCCGGTACCAAAACTGCTGCCAAAATTGCGCCGATCGCCTTAAATAGATTTTCAAGCCCAGACAGCTTATCGCTCAGTCCGGATATTGCACTTTTTATTCCGCTTAGTTTTTCGTCAATATTGATTCCGTCTAGGAACCCTGTGATAGAACTTTTTACAGTGTCAATAATTCCTGTTATGAAGTCTCTGAATGATTCGCTTTTATTCCATAAGAGAACCATTCCAGCCACCACTCCGGCTATTGCAGCTGTTACTAATAGAATTGGTCCTAGAGCCACTCCTCCAGCCCCTGCCATCGCAACTCCAGCTCCTTCTGCGGCTGTTCCAGCTTCTGCTGCCGCTACTGCAGTTCCGGCAAAAAGCCCGCTTATTTTTGATCCAAGTCCAATAACCGAAGATATCCCGATAGACACCTTCCCGATGCCGATCAGTAATGGAGACAATACCGCAACAATTCCCATAATGCCGAGTATCATTCTCTGCTGTCCGCCGTCCAGATCATCAATTTTCTGTGCTAATCCCGTGATTTTCTGTGTCCCTTCCGCAATCATCGGGAGAAAGATATTCCCAAGTGTGATTCCGGCATCATACAGATTGTTCTTCATGATCGACAGCTTTGATGCGGTCGTTTCATATCGTTTATTTGCCTCATTGGTTAATGCCGTATTTTCTTCCCAGGCGTTCTTTCCGGTGTCGATCGCGGACGTAAATACATCACTTGCATTCGCAGATCTTAGTAATGCATCACGCATTCTCGTTTCTGTGATGCCCATATCATTTAAGACTTTGATAGCGGAGTTGCTTTCTCCTCCGCATTTTGAAAGACCTTCGATGAATGCTTCCAGTGCGCCTGTAGCGTCTTCCTTGAATCTCTTGGAGAATTCGCTGGTGCTCATTCCAGCTACGTCCGCCCAGTCCTTTAACGAATCACTGTTAGTTTCTACAGCGAGCTGCATTTCAATTAATGCTTTGCTGAATGCCGTACCGCCCGCCTGTGCTTCCATTCCAACTGAACTTAACGCCGTAGCCAGTGCAAGAATGTCAGATTCTGACATTCCTACCTGCGTACCTGCGGATGCAAGATTAGTTGCCATATTCATGATGTCTGCCTCAGTTGTGGCGTAGTTGTTACCCAGATCTACAATGGTGCTTCCCATCTTCTTATATTTTTCATCCGCACTCATAGAGGTGTCTGCCGCCAAGCCGGTAATATTTGCAAATTTCGCAATAGATGTTGCTGCATCTTCTGCCGACAGGTTGGTAGAATTACCCATGTCGATCATAACGCGGGTAAATCCTAAGACGTCCTGAGTCTTAATGCCTAACTGTCCGGCAGCTTCTGCAACCTCAGAAATCTCCGTTGTAGATGCCGGAATCTCTTTTGCCATTGAGCGGATCCCGTCTTCTAACTGCTGGTAACTGTATACACACTTTCCATTTGCGTCAAATACTTCGTCCGATGTCTTTTTGACACCTGCGAAAGCGGATTCAAACTGCACTGCTGCCGTCCCGGCTCCGGCCAATGCTCCGGCCGCCGCCGTGCTGGCTACTTTCAGGTTCTGGCCAACTTTTTCTGTCCCTTCGCCGAATTTTCCAAGTCCCTCGCCAAATGACTGAATGGCTGTCTTTTGATTTCTTAATTCCTCTGAAGTCTTCTTGATCTCATTCCGGATCTCTTCCTGTTTGATCTTGGATTCCATCAGTTCCGTTTTTAATTCTGCGTACTTTTCGGAATCCTCTCCAACTTCCCTGGCGCATTCATCCAGTGCATCCCGCAAGATCTTCGTCTTGTCTGCAGCTGCTTTTGATTCCTGTCCAAGAAGTTTCTGGCGTTCTTTCAAGAGGTCTGTTTTATTCTTTGCTCCATCCAGTTTTGTTTCGTTCAGCTGTAGTTCTTGATCCAGTTCCCGAATCTTACTATCTGCCTGTCCAACAGCTGTTCTTAGCTGTTCTTCTGCTTCCGCTTGTTTCTTTGCTTCTTCTGCTGCTTTCAGCTGCTCCGCAGACAGCTGTGTCTCTGCGTTTCTCTGTTCTTCCAGTTTTGCAGATGTCTGTGAGAGTTCTTGTGAGATAGCCTCCTGTGCTCTTTTTGCGTCCGCAAGTTTTGCACTCCAGTTATTCGCTTCAATCGAGTTTTCCCCGAATATGGCTTTTGCCGACTCCATTTTCCCTGTCAACAATTCTACTTTCTGGCTGCTTGCTTCCAGCTCTTTCTGTAAGAGTTTCTCTCTCTTTTCCAGAGTGTCCGTTGACTCTCCGGTGCCTTTCATTTGTGTTTCGTTCAGTTTTAGTTCCGCACGTAACGCTTTCAGTGACGATTCTGCCTGTTTTAAACCGCTCGTCAGTTCTTTCGTATCCGCCCGGAACTTCACGCTTGCTTCTCTGTTGCTTAATCAATCACCCTCTCTCCAACATCTGTTCTTCTGCATATGCCTTCCACGCTTCATATGCATATTTATCTTCCAGGATCGTAAGCAGGGAATTATATTCCGAATACCAAAACAAATCCTCGCTGATTCCATTCATAATCACGTAATAGACGTACATATCTTCCACGGTTTCAATTTCGAACCGTGGAAGTCTTAAATAACCTTTTGCTTTCTTACGTGTTACTCTTCGGAATCCGTCCCGGAATCCTGCTTTTTTGACGGCGAATACATCTCATTAATCACTTCCATGTTCTTTCTCCAGTCCTGGTCCATATTTTCGAAAAACTCTGTAAACGACATGCAATCTTCGTCCTGATTTGCATTTTTGTAGGCAGCATACAAAAATTCCGCTACTTCAAGTGCGTCTTTATCATTTACACCTTTTACTAAAACCCTACTTAATGTCTCATACGATTTTTTATCGCTTTTTCTTAATGTCAACATAAGAATAGGAGCGGTGGACATTGCCACACACTCCCCATTTGTAAGTTCATATTCCTCATAATTAATCTTAGGATTCTTCATCTACATTTTCCTCCTCGCCAAGAATACGTTTGATCAATTCTTCTTTTTTGCCCATGGAATCAACTCCCATTTCTTCTGCTTTCTTTCTCAGTTCGTCTACCTTCATCTTTTCGAGTGTAAATCTGGTAAGCTCGTTCGGAGCTTCTTCTGGTGTTTCTGTCTTTTCTGATGTTTCCGGATGCTCTGTAGCTTCTGCTTCTACCTCTACTGCTCCAGCTTCTGGTTTGGTCGCTTCCGATGTCTGCACCTCTTCCGTCTTCTCTTCTACCTTTTCCACCAGTCCGTTCTTTTTGGCATTGATTTCTTTGTATCTTTCTTCCGACATCTCCACAATTTCACCCGTGAACCGGATGTCGCCTGTGTATTTGTCTCTGAATTTCTGTTTTACTTTTACTTCCATGAGTTTTCCCCCTTTTTACACTACTGCCGTAGTAACAAGTTCTCTCGAGAACTCTTCCATCCACTTCTGTTTTACGGTATCGTCTTTCAGGTCGTCCACAACCGCTTCATATAGGCCTTCTCCGTGTTCATCCGGCATGACTGCGATCTCCAGTTCCAGCATAGCGATATCTTCTGAGTCATTATCCACTGATCTCGATAACGCCGTCTGGATTGTACAATTTGGATAGGCCTTGAATTTTTCATTGTCGTCTTCGTCCAGAATCTCCGCTGTTACGCACGCTACTGCGTGCAGTGAATTTGATCCGTAGGCGATTACTCCGTCTTTTAACTCTGTGCGGCTCATTCCGTACAAGTCTGCCAGCATATCCTGTGGAGCATATGCAGAAATTTTCAGTGTTCCGTTACCCGTTCCTTTTGTCCTGGTCTTTAAGGTTTTTGAACCACAGGACTTCGTTCTGGTTTTACATTCCATTTCTTCTTCTAATTTTCCCACGCAATCCAGAACGTCTGCCTTTGTTGCAGCTCCGATCCGGATTCCAAGCTTTTTAATTTCGACTTCTGTGAAGTCTGTTTCTCTGATTCCAGCCATTTTATGTTTCCTCCAATCGTTTTACTAATTTGTCAATTACCCCGTTCACAATCTCATCCCCGGCTTTTTCAGCACCACGGAACATGAACTGCTGATCCCCCCGGTGACGTCTTGTATTCGATCCATCGTCTGGAAAGTACAGGTAATGATAG